ATATGTGGACGATTGAGGAAGGCACTGTCAACCTCACTGAAGGAACTGCGACGTATAACCTACCGGCGGATACCATTGATTTGCTTGAGCACGTTATACGTACTGGTAGCGGCAGCGTTACTACTCAGGCTGATCTCAACATATCTCGAATAAGCGTCTCCACCTACGCTAGTATCCCTAACAAGTTGAGCCGGGGTCGTCCGATACAGCTTTATATAGACCGTGGGCAAGCTAACCCTACGGCTACTGTATGGCCTGTCCCTGATGCGTCAAGCACGTATGTACTGACTTACTGGCGTATGCGCCGTATTCAGGATGCGGGAAGCGGTGTGGAAACACCCGATGTGAATTTCAGATTCCTGCCCTGCCTAGTTGCAGGGCTTGCGTATTATATCGCGCAGAAAGACCCAGAATTGGCACCGCGCGTACCAATGCTGCAAACAGAATACGAAAGACAGTTTGACTTAGCTGCACAAGAGGACAGAGAAAAAGCTTCTATTAGTTTAGTACCGCGAATGTATGGCGTGAGGTAGCTATGAGCCAAAGGTTTGCTTCAGGCGCTAAAGCTCTTGCTATATGCGACATATGTGGATTTCAGTACGAACTTAGAGAGCTTAGAAATTTAGTTAAGAAGAACAAGGTTACAGAACTAAAAGCGTGTCCAGAATGCTGGAACCCAGATCACCCGCAGAACAGGTTGGGTGAGTTCCCAGTAGATGACCCGCAAGCAATACGTAACCCAAGACCAGACTTCGCGGAGCTTCCGGCTAGTAGGGCACATATACAACCAGCCAACGCAAACAACATGAGTGCGTTTGGACAAGTAGGCGAAGTAACGATTTCAATCACGTAGAGGTTTGAAAATGAAACGAGAAAGCAAAAAGGCACCAAAGGTTATTGAGTTTCCAGACCAGCCTGTAGAGTACAAAGTTGAGTGCTGCAACCAGCCTATCAACATGAAGACTAGTGGCGTCAAGATGCGCGGTACTGGTGCTGCTACTAAAGGCACAATGGCACGGGGGCCAATGGCGTAGTGAACTACACCGAGTTAAAAGCGAATGTAGAAGACATCTGCGAGCAGACGTTCACGGCAGATCAACATGCCATGTTTGCAGAACAGGCCGAGCAAAAGATATACAGCACGGTACAGATTCCTGCGCTTCGTAAAAACCAGACAGGTAGTCTGACTACTGGAAACAAGTATCTGACAATGCCTACGGGTATGTTGTACGTGTTTTCTCTGGCGATTGTCAGCGGTAGTGACTATATCTACCTGTTGGATAAGGACTCTAACTTTATGCGTGAGGCTTATCCGAACCCTTCTACAACTGGCACGCCCAAGCATTACGCAATATTTGACCAGAACAGCTTTATTGTAGGGCCAACACCAGACGCTAATTATGCGGCTGAGATACATTTTGGCTACTACCCAGAGTCTATTGTTACTGCGGGTAACACTTGGCTAGGCGATGAGTTTGATTCTGCGTTGTTGAACGGTGCTCTGGTTGAAGCGATACGCTTTCAGAAAGGTGAACCTGACATGGTGGCCCTGTACGAGAAGATGTATGTACAGGCTGTGGCCCTGCTGAAGAACCTCGGTGACGGCAAGCTTCGTGAGGATACCTATCGCTCTGGACAGGTTAGGAGAGAAGTCGCTTGATCGGTTCACAAAGTGTAGTTGAGATAGGTAACGTCACAGTAAAGACAGTCTCTAACAGAGGGTTTACCCCAGAAGAGTTGGCTGAACAGGCGTTAGACAAGATTATTTATGTAGGAGGCAACTGCCATCCGGCCATACGGGATCAGGCAGAGGCGTTTAAAAATCAGATTCGTGGTGTGTTAGTAGAGAGCATGAAACAAGCTATTCGATCTGACCGCACTACTTTGGCAAACCAATTCCGCGCCGCTGGGCATCCGGAACTTGTAAAACTACTGGAGAGCTAATAATGGCTATTACCGTAACCACAGCGATGCCCACCAGCTTCAAAGTTGAGCTGCTCAAGGGCTTACATGACCTGCAAAACGGCGCTGATGTTTTGAAGATTGCACTGTTGAAAGCAACTGCTTCAGGCACAGGCACCTATGGCGCAGCCAGCACTAACTATTCTGACATTACTGGCAACAGTGATGAGACCACGGGTACAGGCTACAGCGCAGGTGGTAACACCCTGACTAACGTAACTCCTGTTGCTGACGGCACTACTGCTATTTGTGACTTTGCTGACACTACTTGGTCAAGCGCGTCTTTTACTACAAGTGGCGCAATGATCTACAACACCAATAATGCTAACTCTGCATGTGCGGTATTGAGCTTTGGTGGGGATCAGACCGTTAGTTCTGGCGACTTCCAGATTCAGTTCCCTGCTCCTGCGGCTGCTACTGCGATTATTCGCATCGCCTAATAGGACTGCCTCATGGCTTACTCAGGGCCAACAAGCGGCTTTGGTGAACGAGGCTGGGGCGAAAACAGTTGGGGTGGTATAGGTACCATCCTAGACCTCGGGGCGACTTGGGGTAATAACGGCTGGGGCGAAGGTGCTTGGGGGGACAACGGTAATGTCTCTGTACAAGGCACTGGAGCAGTAGGAACAGTCTCTATTGCTGTATCGGAAAACATAATTCCGGTAGGAGTAGAAGGCACAGGTGCAATAGGCACCGTCGCAATAAACGTCGGAGACTCCGTAGTTGTAGATGGAGTTGAAGGCACCGGGGCTGTAGGTACCGTAGTAACGAACTACAGCAGTGTCCAGATACCCACAGGGGTGCAGGGCACAGGCCAGATGGGTGGCTTTGTTGTCGTAGTTGATGACATCGTAATCCCAGTAGGCGTTGAAGGAACCGGTGCGGTAGGTACAGTTGGTATATTCATTGCCGACATTGTTGTACCAGACGGTGTAAGTGCTACAGGTTCTATAGGGGACGTAACAACTCAAGTGACCTTTGCGGTCTCTGGGGTAAGCGGAACCGGAGAGCTTGGCGATGAAGGCGATACTGTAGTTCCTGTATTCGATGGGGTTGCAGCAACCGGAGCCATAGGCACAGCAGTACCGGCCTACAATACAGATGTTGCTGTTACTGGGGTAAGCGGAACAGGCGCGATAGGAGAAGACGGCGCTACCGTAGTTCCAGTAATATCAGGGGTGGCGGGAACCGGTGCAGTAGGCACCGTAGCGATTTCGGTAGATGATTCGATTATTCCTACGGGAGTATCAGGAACAGGTGCAGTTGGTGACGTAAGTTTCTTTATATGGACTACAATAGACGACAGCCAAACACCAAATTGGGTAGATGTAACAGACACACAAACGCCCGGATGGGTGGATATAGATAAAGCCGCCTAGGAGCTGACAAATGGCTACTTATGTAAACAACTTAAGACTCAAAGAAATTACCACGGGTGACGAAGACGGCACTTGGGGCACGAGTACAAATACCAACCTTGAGCTAATCACAGACGGCCTTAGCTACGGTACGAAGCAGTTAGCAGCAGATGCTAACGAAACCTTCACAATGCCAGATGGTTCTGCGGATGATACACGTTCGTTCTACCTGAAGATTACTTCTGCTGTATCGCTCACAGCTACCAGAGAGGTGACTCTCGGGCCAAACACTGTATCTAAGGTATGGATGATCGAGAACGCTACTACCGGTAGTCAGATCATCACCATCAAGCAGGGTTCAGGTGCGACTGTAGACGTAGCCAACGGCTCCAAAGTTATGGTGGTCACAGACGGTGCTGGCGCAGGGGCTGCGGTTCTTAACGCTAACCCGACAGAAGTTGGAGGCACAGTCACCAGCGTAAGCGGTACAGGGTCAGTAAATGGTATAACTCTTACCGGCACAGTCACTAGCTCAGGCAGCCTTACCCTCGGTGGCGCACTGGCTAACGTAGACCTGACTTCGCAAGTAACAGGCACACTTCCTACAGGCAACGGCGGTACAGGCTCTACTGCTACAACCTACTGTAGTCTGACGGCTAACGTCTCGGGCGTTCTTCCTTTTGCCAACGGCGGCTCAGGCGCGATTGTTCCTCTGCACAAAGGCACAAGCTACGCAGCGTCAAATAGAGACTATGTGGTAGCTACTGCTGGCGGTATTACGATTACCCTGCCTGCTTCTCCCAGTGCGGGTGACACGGTGGTTGTCAAAGACGGCACAGGTGCTGCGGCTACTACAAGTTTTACAGTCGCAAGGAATGGATCAAACATTGCCTCAAGCGCAACTGACCTGACCTTTGATAAGAACTTCGCAGAGATCGTAATGACCTACGTCGATGCAACTATAGGATGGACTGTCTAAATGAGTAATCTATCGGAGTTATTACCCTCCGGTGGAGGGCAGAACGTAGTTGAGTTTACTGCGGATGGTGCTATATCGGCTGGTGATGCAGTTGCGTTACAGACTGACGGAACAGTCACACCAATAACCGAAACCACTACTGCATTATCTTATTCCGATAAAGAGACCTTTGAATCTGCTACAAGCTACGGCCAAAGGGTAGCTTACGGCGGAGGAAAGTTTGTAATTATGTATAACGACAACGGTAACGGTAATTACTGGACTGCCGTTGCCGGAGAACTAAGTAGTTCTGGGGTTATAACTTTTGGGACACCCCTAGTTGTAGACTCACAGGCCGGCACAATAGATGGCGGGGACATCGAATATCACACCGCTAGTGGAAAATTCGTTATGGTGTTCAGTCGTAGCGGCTCAAGTGTTTATGCGTGCGCTCTAACTGTGTCTGGAACTTCTCTTTCTAAAGGATCATCTACTGCGATTTTAGGTAGTCCTTCTACCGGCGCGTTTTCAATATCCACGACATACGATGCACACATTGATAGAGTTGTTTCTGTTTCTAATCTAAGTGGTTCTGGTTGGGTCAGTGTTATTAACGTAAGTGGGACAAGCATTACAGCAACGGCTACCAATGCGGTTTCCAGTATAAATGTCTATGTAACTGTTGCGTATGATTCAGATACAGAGAAGGTTTTATTAGCCTACAGAACTTCTACAACTAACATACGTTTTCATGTGCTTACTTGTACTACTTCTGGCGCTACTGCGGGAACGCAAACAGACATGACTGTGGGTAGTACAGGCTATCTATCAATAACGTATGACTCTTCTCAAAGTAAAGGTCTATTATGTTTTTTAGACTTTACGAACAGTGATACTCGCGCCGTTGTTCTGACTGTCAGTGGGACAACAATTAGCACAGGGACACAAACAACACTAACAACAGACAACATAGAATATATTTACTCAATATATTTAGCAGATAGAAATCTTACTGTACTGGGCGGAAGAAACGATACTGTTTCTGGTTATATAAGTGCTATGTCTATAACAATCAGTGGTACCACGCCTACGAGTTTAGGATTAGATTCGGTTACTACTGAAGGGATTAGACAACACGGTTTGGCTTATGATTCTGTAAATCAGTATGTAATAGCTGCCGTAAGAGACAACGCTACTGATTACGGAGCAGCGTTTACCTATACCCCAAAATTCATTAGTACAAACTCCGCCTCCTTCATCGGCCTAGCCTCTGCTGCTATATCCGACACCGCTACTGGTGACATCAACGTCAAGGGCGGCATCAACGAAGCCCAGACAGGGCTGACCATTGGCTCTGACTATTACGTTCAGGATGATGGAACGCTTAGTACAACGTCCTCTAGTGTCAAAGTCGGCCAAGCAATTTCCGCAACCACAATTAACATGATGGATTTGACATGAGCAATTTATCAGACTTATTGCCTGCGGGTGCGGGAGGCAAACAGTTTAGCTTTACGGCAAGCGGAGCGATCAGTCAGGGTGATTCTGTTATATTAAACGGTAACGGAACGGTATCTACTCCTACCAACCAGAGCGAATCAATAACTTCTCCCGCCTCTTTGCAAAACGACATTGATGGTACAGCTACTGTATACGATGCTTCTGAAGATCGCTTTGTTACCGCGTTTAGGAATAGAGTATCTTCAAATAGACTTGAAGTACGGGCAGGTAGCTTGTCTGGAACTACGATAACGTGGGGGACAGCGCAAAATGCTTCTGTTAACTGTAATGAACAAAATACAAGAATAGCTAGTGATGGTAGTGGCGGATTTTTAATCTTATTTGAAAACTCATCTGATGGGCATCAATACGCTGTAGCGGGAACGGTTTCCGGTAGCACGATCACTCTTGGCACAGCATCTAAATTTACAACTTCATCTTACGGATTAAAAGACGTTGCCTATGACGCTAATTCAGGTAAATACGTCATAGTCTTTATTGATAACAGCAACTCTTTATACGGCACTGCAATTGTCGCTACAGTTACTGGAACGTCCGTAAGCTATGGTTCTGATGTTGTTTTTGATTCAAACACACTTCTTTATTCAATGCGTTGTGTTTATGACTCAACCAACCAAAAAATAGTTGTAGTAGACGCTAGAACTGGTAGGTTTTCTGGCTTTATCGGTACGGTTTCAGGTACATCTACAAGCTGGACTTCTGCTTTTGATAACACAAGCACAAGACCTCAAATAGACAGCGACGTTGATACTACTGGGCTTGAATACGATTCTGGGCAAGAAGCAATTTTATTTACTTTTAGTGATGCTGATGATAACGACATAGGTAAAGTTTGTGCCGCTACGGTGACTAGTACCACAATAACTTGGGGGTCATTAACCGCTATAGATGGCAGTACAAAAGTGCGGGACTTTGGCCTCGCTTACGACAGCGCAGCTAAAAAGATTGTAGTAGGCGCGGACTATGGGGACACAACTCGCACAGGTAAATACTTTGTTGCTACATTAACGGGTAACAGCGTTTCTATAGGCACATCTACTCAATTTGAAAGCACAGAGCCATCTGCTTTTTCCGCTGCCTTTAGCACTGCTGCGTTAAAAACTGCAATTATTTATGACGACCAAGGCGACAGCGACAACGGCAAGTATGTTGTCCAACAAAACCAAATACAAAACTACACCGATTTCATAGGCATAGCAGACGCAGCGATCTCTGACACCGCATCGGGCAACATTACGATTAAGGGTGGGGTTGCCTCCAACGGCCTGAGCAGCCTGACT